ATCCAGCAGCACACCAACTACGTGTCCGACTATGAAAGTTTTGGCGGTTTGTGGAATAACGCAGGTGCGGGCAAGACCGGCGACATTCAGTTTTCGACACTCGATCAGACCGCTGGTGATACGTACACGATCATCCTTGAGATGGTTAAGTCCTACGCAGATTGATGGTGGACAACGCCTTCGACCTCCGGCTGTTTAAGGCCAAGAACCACATCGACGACGCGCTGGGCGTGGCCAAGCGCGGACAACAGCCCATGCAACCTATGCGGCCTATGCCCACGATGCAGCAGCCAATGCAGCAGCAGCAGCCAATGCAGCAAGGCCAGATGCCAATGCAGCAGCAGCCAATGCAGCAGCCAATGCAGCAGCCAATGCAGCCGCGCCAATTTGCCAAGGGCGGTCTCGCTATGGCCGAGGGTGGCGCATGGACCCGCAAGGAAGGCAAGAACCCTGAAGGCGGTCTCAACGCCAAGGGTCGCGCATCGCTGAAGGCGCAGGGCCACGACATCAAGCCACCCGTCAGCGCCAAGCAGGCGAAGAAGTCCCCCAAATCCGCAGCGCGGCGCAAGAGCTTCTGCGCCCGTATGAGCGGCATGCCGGGGCCAATGGAGGACGACAAAGGTCGCCCGACACGCAAGGCACTTTCACTACGCAAATGGGATTGCTGATATGAGCGACTTTGCAGTTAAACCTGTCTGGGACAAGAAGCGACCGAAGGATCTCGGCAAGCCGAAAGACTTGTCGGTCAAGCGCAAGAAAGCCGCTAAGGCCCGCGCCAAGGCGGCCGGACGACCCTACCCAAATCTCGTTGATAATATGGCTGCGGCCCGCAAGAAAGGTAAGTGACATGAAAGGTTTCAAAGACAGCACTCGCACGAAATACATGTGCGGCGGCCCAGTTAAGAAGTTTGACGGCGGCGGCGTGTACAACGAACGCGGCAAGCGCGCGACGTGGGCCGAGGTCGCGGCGGAAGGCCGCCGTATGGAGGGCCGCAAGCCACCAGTCGAGGGTATCTCGACCCGCCCAACCGACGACAGCGGTCGTCGCATGACGAACGCAGAACTCGGCATGACACCGGGCGGAGTAGCCCCCAAGAAGAAGGTGATGCCAAAGGCCGTACCTGCACACAGCAGCAAGCCAATGATCCGCCGCAGCAAAGGCGGTCTGACTGCAATGCCAAAGGGTAAGTGCTAATATGAACTGCCCGCCTTGATGGCGGGCGGTTTTTGCGCTATACCACCAACGCCAGAGGTGCTTGCTGACATCGGCTTGCTGCTGCGATAACAATGCGAGCACAACCACATGGCGTTTTCTAACACAGTTTCACAGACGAATTTTAACACGCGGCGCGTCATCGACAACGCGATCCGCCGCTGTAAACTGACGGCGCAACAAATCACCGCCGAACACATCGACATAGCCAACGACCAGCTATACCTGTTCCTCTCCGACTTGGCCAACCAAGGCGCGCCGCTTTGGTGCATCGAGAAGCAGATTTACCCGCTGTACGACGGCGTGGGCGACATCACGATGACCGACGGCACCGTCGACATCCTGAACAGCAACTTCCGGTGGCTCCAAGAAGTGTCCGGTACTAACGTCGACACGTCAACGACGCGCACAGTTACTTTCACCACAGACACTTTCGTGGCCAACGTCGGCGTCTACTGGACGGCCGCCGCTGTGCCCATCGCTCTTGAGCGCTCAGACGACAACATAGTCTGGACTACAATCCAAACCGAGATGCCATCAGCCTCTGCGGGCGAGTGGACGTGGTTTGATCTGGATAGCAGCGTGGCTGCGCGGTATTTCCGTGTCCGTGCGACGTCGGGAACGCTTAGTTTTAGCCAAATTTATCTGGCAAACACGCCGACCGAGATCCCGTTGGCGCGCATGAACCGCGACGACTACACAAATTTGCCAAATAAGGCGTTTCAGTCGAACCGCCCGCTGCAATACTGGTTCGACCGTCAGGTTAACAACCCAATTATGCACATGTGGCCCGTGCCAAACGAGGCCGCCACCGTCTGCCAGATCGTTGTGTGGCGTCAACGCTACATTATGGACGTCGGCACGATGACACAGGACGTTGAAGTGCCCCAGCGCTGGCTTGAAGCCATCGTTTCGGGTCTGGCGGCCAAAATGGCGCTTGAATTGGTCGAAGTTGACGCCAGTTTGATCCCGATTTTGGACCAAAAAGCGGCAATTTCGCTGAATATCGCGCAGATGGAAGAGCGCGACAACAGCCCGATGATGATCGCGCCCAACATTTCGCCGTACACGAGGTAAAATCATGGCTGTTGAGGGCTACATCAACACCATCGGGCGAAATCACCTTGGCATCGGCATTTGCGACCGTTGCAAGCGTAAATTTCCCATTGATGACCTGTACAGCGACCGGAATATACCGGGGCTGAAGGTGTGCCTCGACGACGTGGACGATTTCGACCCGTGGCGCGAGCCTGCGCGGCAGCCAGAGGACATTACACTGCGCTTTCCGCGCCCAGACGTGACACTGGACGGCTGATGCCCCGTTTTCTTAACACACGCGGCAATACGACGCTGGCAATCGGCATATGCGGGCGCTGCTCCATCAAGATGCCGCTGGCTGACCTGCTGCCCGACCCGAACTCGCCGGGCCTGTTGGTCTGCGAGAAGGATCGCGACCAGTACGATCCGTATCGCCTTCCCGCTCGCCAGCCGGACAACATTGTGCTACCATTCACGCGACCAGATACACCCATCGGGACGAACCCTGCTGGCTTTATCACGCAGGACGACAACTACTTCCTCATCACAGAGGACGGCGAGGATTATTTAGAACTATGAGTGATGTACCTAGCAACCTCATCCCGCTCCGCCTCACGGGTCTGCCAGAGTATCTGGGCACGAGCACCCTCGGCTACCTGCCGTACGTAATTGAGGGGAACACGTACAAGGTTCAGTTCGCGAACATCGCCGCCGTCGGTGCGGTGCCGTCAACGCGCCTAATCAACACAGGCAGCGGTCTGGGCGGCGGCGGAGACCTGTCGGCCAACCGCACGCTCTACATATTGCCAGAGGGCGTCGACGACAGCCGCCTGACCACCACGGGCGTCACTGCGTCCACTTACGGCGCGGCTGACAGCATCCCTGTCTTCACCGTCAACGCGCAGGGCCGCGTTACGGGCGTCACAGACACGCCTATCGTGCTTACGAATTACGTCCCCACCAGCCGCACAATCACGGCTGGCGCGGGTCTGACGGGCGGCGGAGACCTCTCCACCAACCGCACCTTCGCAGTCAATTTCTCAAACACTACGCCTGAGCCTCTCGGTCCCGGATCATCCGGTGTCTCGACTGTTGCCGCGCGTGAAGATCACGTCCACCCAGCGGTGGACCTGAGCGACACCACGGAAACTCAAGGCGTGCTCCCCTTGTCCCGTGGAGGCACCGGCAACAGTCTGTCTCCTGTTGTCGGTGCCATTGCGTATTCCAGCAACGACAAACTGTACTTGACCCCCACGGCGGGTGACGCGGGTCAGGTGCTGACCTCCGACGGCGGTGGCGTGCCGTACTGGTCGACGGTGACAGCCGCGGGCACCGTGACCAGCGTCAACGCCAGCGGCGGCACGACTGGCCTTTCGTTCACCGGCGGCCCGATCACCACGTCCGGCACACTCACACTCGGCGGCACTCTCGCCGTTGCGAATGGCGGCACAGGCGCGACAGACGCAGCCACCGCCCTGACGAACTTAGGCGCGTATCCCGCGAGCAACCCCGCCGGATACACGACGAACGTAGGCACGGTTACGAGTGTCGATTTAACGGCAGGCACAGGCGTCAGCGTCTCCGGCGGCCCAATCACGTCCTCTGGCTCGATTACCGTGACCAATACCGCGCCGGATCAGGTTGTCTCGTTGACGGCTGGCGCGAACGTAACAATCACCGGCACGTATCCCAACTTCACCATCGCAGCATCTGGCGGCGGTGGGTCTGGCACCGTGACCTCCGTCGCCGCTTCGGGTGGCACGACAGGCCTGACATTCTCAGGCTCGCCAATCACGACCAGCGGCACGCTTACTCTCGGCGGCACGTTGACCGTTGCGAACGGCGGCACTGGCGCAACGACGCTGTCTTCGGGCTACTTGATCAAAGGTAACGGCGCGTCGGCTGTCAGCGCGTCTGTGGTGTACGACGACGGCACAAACGTCGGTATCGGCACGACTACACCAGCGGCGCTTCTTAGCATCTCGCAAAATGGCGGCGGGGACATCGGCGCTCTTGTGTCTCAGACCAACAGCGGCAACGGGACAACTGGCCGCTATCGCGCCACACATGGGTCCGGCGCTGCGGTCAACTTGGAGGCTGGTAACGGATATGTTGCGGTCAACGCGACAAGCGCGTCTCCTTTGCTGTTTAATACGTCAGGCACAGAGCGTTTCAGGGTCGGAAGCGCGGGGCAATGGGGCATCGGCGGCGCGAATTACGGAACCGCTGGGCAGGTGTTTACGTCAGGTGGGTCGGGTGCAGTGCCAACTTGGACAACCCCAACGACCGGCACCGTTACCAGCGTCGACGTGAGCGGCGGCACCACCGGCCTGACCACGTCCGGCGGCCCGGTCACGAGCAGCGGGACGATTACACTCGCAGGCACGTTGGCTGTGGCCAACGGCGGCACAGGGACTACCACTGCATTCACCACTGGCTCGGTTGTCTTCGCTGGTGCCTCCGGCGTGTACTCGCAGGATAATGCTAACTTCTTCTGGAACGACAGCACCAACCGACTGGGCCTTGGTACTACGTCGCCTCTCGTCCGGCTGCATGTTAGTGGGGGCACCGGCATTCTTGTAGAAGGTAATGGTGCCAGCGGGTATAATTATGCCCAGTTTAGTAACGATGTTAGTAATGGCATAGCGATTGGCGTCGGCGGCTCCACGGCCTCTGGTTGGACGCAGAACCTTGCGGCTGTCTTCAACGCGTCTAACAACCCCATTGCTTTTGGCACAAACAACACAGAACGCATGCGCATCGACGCCAGCGGTGACGTCACCCTAACCAATAAGATCATACCAAACGTACAGTCCGTTGCCTCGGCCTCGACGATCACGCCAAACGCCAACACAGACACGCAAGTGTCCGTCACGGCGCTTGCGGTCCCCGCCACCATCGCAGCGCCGTCTGGTACGCCCTCTGACGGTCAGTCGCTGGTGATCCGTATTGAAGACAACGGAACGGCACAGGCGCTGACGTGGACGACGGGTAGCTCTGGCGCGTATCGCCCTGTCGGTATCACCTTGCCGACGACGACGGTTGCGACTAAAGTCGTGTACGTAGGTTTCAAATACAATTCGACGGACCTTCGCTGGGACGCGATTGCTCTGTCGCAGGAAGCATAATATGCCGACATACTACATAGATTTTGAAGGCGGCAACGACGCTAACACCGGCCTGTCATTCGCGCAGCGGTGGCAGACAATAACCAATGGCGCTACGGCGGCACGTATCGCGCCGGGCGATGAAATCCGCGTCATGGCGTCACCCGACCCGACGTCTATCGGTAGCGCAACATGGACAGGCGGCGGACGGCCCGGCACAACTTCTATATCTTCATCCACTAACGCCACGCCGATTGTGATAACTACATTGACTGCGCACGGCTTAGTGGCAGGCGACTATGTTGTGGTGAGTGGCCACGGCACTAACACCAACGCCAACGGTGTGTGGCTTGTCGGAACGACACCGACATCTACTACTTTTCAAATCCTTCAAATTAACGGCTCAAACACCACGGGTAACGGTGTCGGTAGCGCGACAGGTACCATAACAAAGGCAAACAATCTCGTCGTCAAGACGGCCTCGCCGCTGGTGCAGAACATCGCCCTGTGCGGTGGCTTTGGTCAGAAACCTGTTTGGACTGCAAGCACAAACGCCACAGCCACGCTATCTACGCTACTATATAAAGAAGGTAGCGGCGCTGCGTCAATCGCCCCCAGCGCTGCGTTCACAACCGGCAAAGCGGCGTATTACACGCTACCCAGTACGCTCGACCTTTCGGCCTACCAACAAGTGACGTTTTGGGTACAACTAAACTCAGGAACTTTAGGTGCTGCTGGTCAGGCGTATTTGGCGTTATGCACAGACACAATCGGTAACACGGTTGCTCACCAGTGCGGTATACCAGCACTCGGAGCGACAGGTATTTGGTTTCCTGTGACTGTCGATTTTGGTGCTAATCTCAACGCCGCTATTCGCTCGGTCGCGTTTTATATTGTCACTGACCTTGGCGCACAGAGCTTTCAAATTGACAACATCGTCGCTTGTAAAGCCGCGTCATCTGCCGACAGCATTACTCTTCAATCACTTGTCTCCAAGAGCGACGGCACTGGCGACGAAGCGTGGTATGCAATCCAGAGTATCAACTACGATGTTATTATGCTGGCCAACGCCAACAGCAATACTAGTCAGACCGCAAACATTCGTGGCTACAACGGCGCAACTGAAACGGTAACAACCTATAAGCGTGAGACAGTTAAGACTGTAGCCGCACCAACGACTACTACAAGCGTTTCAGTCATTAACGACAGCGGCACTGCGGGCAACCTCATCACCTATAGCGGTGGGTGGAACCGCACGGATATGTCTACTCAAACGGGGCAGACGTGGCTCGACGGACAGAATGGTCGTGGCCGTGCGCTAGTACCAACTTCGGGTCAGCAATATGTATCCATAGATAAGATAAACTTCTGCCGTTATAATACGGGGTTTTCAAGTGGGTCTTCACTCTTTGGTTTCGTAGACGTACTTACTATGTATGCGACCGCAAATACGATCGACGGCATTGGCGCGGGTTCAGGCAGTTTTAACATTACTTATGCCTCTATATGGAGCAACAACAACGGTGGGGATGGCGTACTATCTTCTAGTTCCGGTACAAAAATTACCGATGTAGAGCTGGTGGCTAATAACTCAGGAAACGGCCTTTCGTTTAGCTCTGGTAGGTATCAGAATGTTGGCTCTGTAATTGGGGGCAACAACGCTCAAAACGATATATATTTTACTACCTGTTATAACATCGCTGTCGGGACAGCAACGCTTACCAACGGCGCAGACGCAAATGGAATTGGCTCAAACCAATCATTTAACTGTTTTGTTAACGGTGGTAGTACTTCTGGCCATAATCGGGGTGTATTCTCATATGGCGTCAACCAATTAAATCTTAACAACTTCACAATTAACGAGAGCATTGAGGTTGGCGCTTCTGGCGTGGCGGGTCTTGTCTACTCTAACCGCTACGATAACACCGACAATAATAGCTGGATTTGGCAAACTGGGATTGGTGAAATCAACCAGCAGACTGCGGTAGTAGACAGCCCCGCAACAACGGCTTGGCGTATGCGTCCAACGTCAGGCACTACCAGCGCAGCTATACCTGTATTCCTCAAGCTAGGCACAGTCGTGTGCGCTGCAAACAGCCTCGTAACCGTGACTGCACGTATGCAGCGTAGCAACACTGGCTTAACAATGCGTCTCGCCTGCCCCGGTGGGCAAATCAGTGGTGTGACAACGGACGTTACTAGCGACATGACAGCCGCTGCAAACACTTGGGAAACGGTGACAATCACTTTCACTCCGACTAAGGCGGGTGGTGTAGATATCTATGCCCAAGCATTCGGTGGCAGCACTTATAGCGGGTATGTCTGCAATCTAACTGCCTCGCAGGCATAAGGAGTGGCTATGTACGAAATCATCGACACAGAGCAGGATATAGCTGACAAGTACCGCGTGCGCGTGGCTATCAACGGTCAGACCGTGTCATTCAAATTTAACGAGCAGCCAAGCGACGAAGAAGTGCAAGCAGCGGCGGCGCGCTATGACGCCATGATGCAGGATCAAGCTAATGTCGCTGCCGACGAGGGCTGATGTCCAAACCTTAGACTACACGCTTGGCGCACAGCCAGCGGCGGTGCTTGAGGCGAAGGCTCTTTCACCAACGTCGTATACGCTTGACTACACGTTAGCGGCGCAGCCTGCCGTGGGCCTTTCTGGTGCTACCCCACCACCACCCAGTGCAAACACTGGTGCATTCTTCAGTATTTTATAGTAAGGAACAAAAGCATGACTATCACAAACACTTGGTCCGTAGTTCAGATGGACGCATACCCAGAATTCGACGGTGAGCAGGACGTAGTATTTACCGTACACTGGACGCTTACCGGCACTGACGGCACCTATAACGGCAGCGCGTACGGCTCGGTCGGCGTTTCGACCAGCACCAGCGGCGCATTCACACCCTACGCTGACCTGACGCTGGATCAAGTCGTCGGCTGGGTGCAAGACGCGCTTGGCGAAGAGCAAGTTGCAGCGTATGAGGCGAACGTGGCGCAGCAGATCGCCGATCAGATCGACCCGCCTGTCGTCACACCACCACTACCGTGGAGCGCGTAATATGATTGAAGAGCTTATCAGCCGCGTGTTTTACGCGCGCAACGTCGCTCACTTCGAGCACTGGCGCGCCAAGGGCGACGGCAGCTACGCAAAGCACAAGACGCTTGGCCGGTTCTACGACGACGTGATCGACGCAATCGACAAGCTCGTGGAAGCCTACCAAGGCGCGTTCGAGCTGATTGGCAACATACCCGCCCCGAAGGTGTCCGAACGCGACGTGCTGAAGCTCCTAGAGGCCGACGCCGCGTGGATCGAAGAGCACCACGAAGAGCTATGCAAGGGCAACCGCGCCGTGGGCAACCTCGTCGACGGCGTCACAGACACGTATCTGACCACCATATACAAGCTGCGGAACTTGAAATGATCGACGATGTAAACCTTCGCCTGACCACGCACGAGGCCGTCTGCGCAGAACGCTGGCGGGAAACCATATTGCGGATTAAGCGCATCGAAGCCCTTATGATAGGCAGCGCCGCTGGAATAATCGGGCTGCTGTCCGCTATTGCTTTTAAGATGAACTGACATGAGGGTGGTGTCTCTCTTGGTCGCATCACTTATACTCTTGGGCTGTCAGGACCGCTACCGCTACGACTGCCAAGACCCTGAGAACTGGCAGGAGGAGATATGCAAGAAGCCGAAGTGCATTGCTATGGGCTACTGCACAGAGTGGTTGATTAACACGGGTGAAGAGAAAGAACATGAAGCCCACTAAGGACTGGTCGCCGGAAGAACTTCTGCGGTTCATTGTTGGCATCGTGTTGTCGCTGACGCTGACGTTCATCGTTGCAACCGTGCTGTATTCGCTGGTGTTTGTGTCACAGCCGATGGAGGGGCAGTCCCCCAACGACGCTGAGTTTTTCAAGTTGATTAACCCGATAGCGACGTTCATTGTCGGGGCGTTGGCCGGGCTTATGGCGGGGCAGGGTAGCGGCGCTATGCAAAAGAAGAAGGACGAAGAAGATGAGCTTCCTGAATAGTTTTGAAAGCAAGAGCGATGGCGTCAACGACACCGTCGAGTTTGTCGTGCGCGTGGCAATCGTCACGCTGGCGGCGGTTATCCTTGTCGTCGTGCTGGCGCTGGTCGTCGGCCTGTTCTTGCCCAACGATGTCATAGACAGCGCGGCCATCCTTGAGATGGTAAACCCTGCGTTCCAGACAATCATCGGCGCGTTCGTCGGGCTGCTTGGCGGCTTGAGCCTCAACGCCAACGCCCGCGACAAAGAACCGGAACCTGAGCCAGTTGAGCAAAACCCAGCGCCGCTTGACTTGACGCCAGCGATGGAACCGAAGGTTTACGATGATCCGCAAGGCACCGTCTTTATCGACACACTTGAAGACGACGACGATATGGAACCTTGGGAGAAGTATCGCGGCGACTTGCGCTATGACGCCAACGGCGATGGCGTAGTCGATGAACTTGATTTCCCTGATTGGCGGAGTGCTGGTAAATGAGCTTGATTAACCTTCAGCAGAAAATCGGAGTAACCGCAGATGGCGCGTTCGGTCCGGGGACACTTAAGGCGGCTGCGGCTTACTATAAACTATCACCTGATCGGGCTGCGCATTTCTTTGCTCAAACGGCGCATGAAAGCGGCGGCTTCAAAGCGTTCAGCGAGAACCTGAACTATGGCGCAAAAGGTCTACGCGGCATCTTCGGCGAGTACTTCCCGACTGATGCGTTGGCTCGCGCCTACGAACGTCAACCGCAGAAAATTGCGAACCGCGTCTATGCAAATCGCATGGCCAATAGTGATGAAGCGTCGGGTGACGGCTGGAAATATCGAGGGCGCGGTGCGCTGCAACTGACAGGCAAAGCTAACTATCGGGAGTTTGCCGCCTACATCAACCGCCCAGAAGTGATGGATAATCCAGACCTTGTGGCTGGCGAACTGTGCTTTGAAAGCGCCCTGTGGTTCTTTGATAAGAACAAGCTGTGGTCCATCTGCGATCAAGGAACGGGCGACAACGCGATCCTCGCACTGACGAAGCGGATCAACGGGGGCACACACGGCCTCGACGACCGCAAACAGAAAACCAAGAAGTATGCTGCTTGGCTGTAAGGAGAACGATTATGGTTAACCTGAAGAAACTTATCCAGAAGGAAGCCGAGAAGGCGATCCTCAACAAAGCCGTAGGCAAGATCCTGCCAATGGACGGCGGAGCGAAGCCTGCCCTCGGTTGGAAAGCCAAGCTGGCGGGCGTGTTAGCGGTCGTTGCGACGATTGCCGGTATGCTTTCGCAGTACCTCGCCGGGTAAACATTATCTTCGACAGTCGCGGCGAAGGCTGTTATTATGCGTTAAATCTGTTATAGGGGCACGTTATGGCCACTGCGATGACATTCACGACGTTGAAACAAGACGTGCAGCGCTACCTTGAGCGCGGCAACACGCTTGCGTCCGACCCGATTGTCTTTGAGCAAATCCCTCGTCTAATCAACCTCGCCGAGCGTCGCATCGCCCGCGAGCTTAAAGTTGAGGGCTTCATCAACGTCGTGACGGGCACGCTCTCTGCGGGTCAATCTGTCTACCCGAAGCCCGACCGGTGGCGCGACACGGTGTCCATCAACATCGGCACAGGCGCGACTTTCGACAACCGTAAAATCATATTCGCCCGCGTGTACGAATACCTTCGCTCCTACTGGCCAAACGCCTTGGAGACGGACACGCCGCTTTTCTACAGCGACTATGACTATAGCCACTGGTTGTTCGCGCCGACGCCGGACGCAGAATACCCATTTGAAATCCTGTACTACGAACTGCCGCCCTTGCTCGACGAGAGCGTGCAGACGAACTGGATTACCGAATACGCCCCGCAGCTTCTGCTTTATGGCACGCTGGTTGAGGCAACGCCGTTCCTGAAGAACGACGAACGCATCCCAGTTTGGCAGAGCATGTACGACCGTGCGGCGGCAATGTTAAACGGCGAAGATCTCGCCAAAATCCTAGACCGATCCGCCGTGCGCAAGGAGGCGTAATAATGTCCACGTCATTCACTCAAGTCTTCGGCGGTACAACGATATACCCCTCAGACGTATCATATCTCGCCCTCGCGCTGACCGGCGACATTTCCCTTGAGTGGCCGCTTGAGGCCACTACAGGCAACAACGTCGTCGCGCGCATCATCGACGTCACACCAACGGGCGCGTACACAATAACCATGCCCGACGCGATGTCGGTCGGCGTCGGCCAGACGGTCTTGTTCAACAACCTCGGCCCCAACACCGTCACCGTCGACAACGCCGCAGGCACCGCAATCCTGAGCATTGGCGCGGGCGAGCAGTGGCAGGCGTACCTCATCGACAACACCACTGTCGGCGGCGTCTGGCGCACGTTCCGCTACGGCGCTGCCGTGGCGCAGGCTCAAGCTGCCGCGCTGGCTGGTGCCGGTCTGATTGCAGACGGCTCGGAACTCGCACAGAATTACGAGGTCATCGACTTCTCCATCACGCCGTACGGCCTGACGATCCCTGACCGCGCCAAGATCTTCGTCTGGACCGGCGGCCTCGGCACGCTTACCTTGCCGACCGCCGTGTCCGCTGGTGACGGTTGGTTCGTGCAAGTCCGCAACGGCGGCCAAGGCGATCTGACCATCGACCCATCTGGCTCCGAGTTTATCAACGCCGCCTCCACGCTGCGCTTGCAGCCGGGCGACAGCGCCGTGGTCGTCAGCGACGGCGTCCAATGGTACACAATCGGCCTCGGCCAGCAGGCGGTCTTCGCGTTTGACTACACGACCATCGCCGTCACTGGCGGCACGTACACGCTCTCTGGCTCCGAGCTGAACCGTATCGCGTACAAGTTCACGGGCACGTTGACGTCTGACCTCAGCATCGTCGTGCCCGCAACGGTGCAGCAGTACTGGGTCAACAACGCCACGACTGGCGCGTTCACGCTTGCCCTCAAGACCGCCAGTGGCTCGCCCACTCTGGTCGACCAGAACTCAACGGCCATCTTGTATTGCGACGGCACCACAATCGTGGCCGCCACGACGTCGGTTACCTTTGGGGGCATTTTGCCTGTATTGCAGGGCGGAACCGGCGCGAACAATGGCCCCTCGGCCCTGACCAACCTCGGCGGTACGGGCATCGGCACGGCGGTCTTTACGGCCAGCACAACGGCTGCGGCCCGCACGGCCATCGCGGCGGCGGCCGAGTCGTTCTCAGCTGATGCGCTGGCCCAGGCGCAGAAGTTCGCCGACGCCGCGAGCGGTGCGGTCGGTATTCTCGAGAAGGGCGTCGACGGCTTCCTGAAGGTCGATACGTTTACCGGCGTCAGCGAGGCGGCGATCCAGCGCTTCGCCGACGGCGTGCGCCTGGCGGTTGCCGCCATGGCCGCACTGGCGGCCGAGTTCGGCGCTGATGCGACGGCTGCCGCGAAGGCGTTCGCGCAGGCGGCTGGTGAGTCGACCGACTTTTTGAAGAAGGGCGTCGAGGGCTTCAATAAATTGGCCGAACTTGAGGCGGTGCCCGACGCCGGACTGAAGGTGTTCGCGCAGGCGGTGGTCGCGCTGATCAATACGACCATCCAGCTGTCGGGCCTGATCTCAAATCAGATGCTGGCCGACGCGACGCGGATCGCGAACGGGACCGACCAGGTGATCACGGTCGTCAAGGATGCGATCAAGGCGTTCTTGACGCTCGGCACCGCGACCGACTCGCTGCCAAATTACGTGCAGGACTTTGTTAACGCGGTTGCGCGACTGGCGAAGGACTTTCAAGCGGCGGTCATTCCACCGGCCCAGAACATCGGCCTGCAACTCTCGCTGGGCATTGCGGCGGGCATCAGCAGCGGCACGCCGGCCATTATTAACGCGGTCTACGCGGCAATTAACCAGGCCATCCTGGCCGCCAAGGCCGCGCTGGGTATTGCCAGTCCGTCGAAGGTGTTTCAAGACCAGGTCGGCATGCAGATGGCGGCGGGTATGGCCGGCGGCATGACGATGGGCGCGCCACTGGGCGACCGGGCCGTGACCGACGTGTCAGGGCGCGCGACGGCAGCGGCTGGCGCGCAGAGCGGAAGCACCAGTACGACCAACATCGGCGGCATCACCGTCAACGCGCTGCCGGGGCAGAACCCAGAGCAGATCGCGCGGGCGACCATCGCCGAGATCGAGCGCAGGACCGGGAGAAAGTTCTAAATGGCATCCGACTACCGCCTGATCAGCCCATCGACCGGCCAGACGATCTACCTGGTCAACAGCAGCGGCACGCCGGTCGCGGGCGGGTCGCCGTATTTGCCGTCGACCA